ACGACGATTTAGAAGATACTTATCAGTCTTATCAACCTTCTTATCATTATTCACATCAGAATCTTCCTTACCAACTGGATCTAGACCTTTACCAGATTTCGTAGCAGCAGTTTGCTCACCTTTCTTAGACTCACCTTCATAAGGTGATCCATATTCTGTCATTTCGACAGATTTGATATTTGGATTGGCGCGAAGTGATCCGATTTTTTCTCTATCGGCAAAACGAACATAAGTTCTACCACTTGTTTTATCCGTTACACGTACCTTAAATTTCTTATTAGAACCTTCGCCTTTGACTTCTTCCTCTACAGGTTCACCGTACTTATTTTTATCGTGATTAGGTCCTTCAAAAGTACCCTTGATCTTTTTAATAGTATCTTCTTTGTTTGCAATAATTTGTTTTTGAATAGGACTGTATGCCTCACCAAATAATTTCTGCTTGACAGCATCCTTTTCAGGACCAGTCATAGTTGTGTTACCCATATATTGACCATATGCTGCTTTTATATCAACACCCTCTCTACGAGCACGATATCTAATATCGTATACAGCCTGACGAATCTTTTTAGCAGATTTTTCTTCAGTATTACCACCTTCATCTGAAGCGGCATCACTTTTAGCAGCAGGTTTTTCGGGACCACCAGCAGATACTACAGGGCCTCCTACCTTTCTTGCGGGTAGATCTTCAAAAAAAGTTCTATTCATCGTCTTTAATTACGGTTACGCTTTTTCTTACTTTTATTTATAAATGACTGAACTTTCTCTCTTGGAGACATTCCTTGAACATATTCACGATAGGAATCAGTTCCAATCTCATGCACTTCATTTACATCTTTGATCCAAGACTTGAAGAGATATCCCTCTTTTGTCACAGATATAATATGATTTGTTCCTTTTCTAATAATTTTTCCAATAAAACCAGTTACTAGATTCTCGACTAAAGAACCGACCTTAAATACATTTCCAAGAACGAAGTTTTCTCTCAGACCTTTCCAATCATACTTAGGTGCAATCTGCCAAAGTTCATATCCTTCCTCAATACCCATCCTTTGCCTGACGGTCAAAAACATTGTCTCTGCATCTTTAGGTTTCACTGTTCCAGGAAGCCCAGATGCAAAGGTCTCAAAATCACCCTCGGCAGCTGCTTTTCTCATTTTAGATGCAGACATTCCCTCCACACCTTCAGAATCTGGATCACGAGCACCAGCAGAAATTACATTGATCTTCTCAAATGAATATAGTTTACCATTATACTTATTAGCCAAGTTCTCAAATTCTGCTTGACGATCAGCACCAACAACGATATTTACTTCAGTATGACCATCATTGTGCGCTCCCTTGAGAACATCAAAGATGGTTCTCATCTTAGTATCATGCACAATATTATTGGCATGATCAGGGAACATCGTCTTCATGAATTCAACTTTAGTGATTGAATCCAGAGGATTTTTCTTAGGATCTTCACTGTGTGAAGGGTAAATTTTATATTCGCCTTGACCAGCAGTAGCCCTGATATTATTGATTAATTTTTCGTGACCAGTTGTAGGTGGATTAAAACGTCCAAATCCTATGGTGAGTGCTCCTTTTGTTTTCTCAACGGGTGGAGCATTATCTGGTTCCTGTTGAGTCTGTTGTTTCTGAGTTTCTTGATCTGGAGTTTTGGTTTTCTTTTGGAAGATCTTCAGTTGACCGCGCACAGTTTTAGCGATGAGGTTTCCTTCCTTATCATAATAGTCCCCATGACCGTCTCCTGTCAAGCCCATCGCCTTTGCTTGGGTGGCGGCTCTCGATGCTTCTGTGATAAACGCTAGAAAGTTTTTCATAATATTATTTATTATATGATTGCATCAATGTTTACAGACTGACCAGACAGATAAGATTTATTAAAAATACCAGTTCTTACTCCTGGTATATCTCCCTGAGATGTTTTTGTTCTTCTATCACTTGCACTTCTTGAAACTAGAAGTGCTTGATATTGACCACTATTAAAATCATCAATATCACCACCACGATAATCAAAATGATCCCATCTCAGAGTAAATGTAATGTCACCCTCAGAATTTATGTATGGTTTGAATATGAATGGGCCCTGTGCAATAACATCAACATTATCAATTCCTGATGATCCGCCAAATCCAGGTCCAAAAACTGCTTGATTTATGAGAGTTGTATCTCTTACAGGTCGATATAATCTTCCTACAGTTAATTGACCATTTTCAAATGGATTTAAATTATTTCCAGTACCATCTAAAGAAGATTGGTAAAGAGAATAAAGATTATTCAAATACTGTTGTACTTCTGGATTGTTATAAATTAATCCAGGCATTTCCTTAGTACCAGCGGTTTCAGAAACTCCACCATATTGTTGGAAGGCTTTTGCACCACCTGCAGCTTTATGTGATATGTAAATTAATCTGTTACCTTTTGAATCTTTAAGAACAATATCAGCCTTTGCTTCTCTATTATTTACTCTTTCTGGAACTTTTTCTACTGAAGTCACATCAGATATAAGACCAAATCCTTCAACTTCAATATCAATTCCACTCTTAGGTTTATTGCCAACTTGAGCTATTGATTTCAATTGAGTAAGTGTATTTTGTGCCATATTAATGGTTCTTTTTTCAACTTTATCTGGTGCCTTCGTCGGTTTCTTAATTTTATTAATTAGAACATAACCAGTTTTATTACCAATCTTAACTTTAGCAGATGGTTGTGAACTAAATGTGCGAGGAGCACCAGATGCTTTTGTTGCACTTATATTAGTTTTTGTTGGACTTGATATAGACAGTTCTGTTCCAGGTGTCAATTCTCCTAAAATATGATCTTCCTTTGTATTTGTTACGTTTTTAAAAAATAATGCTGGAGTTTCAATGGTATATTTAATTGATTGATAGTTATTATTTACTACATACTTATCCCAATTAGGAGTTCCATTCGTTGAATTGCCAGATAATGAAGGCATTAAAAAAGAGGCATATGCCTCTATTTATTTTATTCAGTTATATTTTTTTTATTAAAACCAAAAGGACCTTCCTTATCTTCTTCTGTTCTTAGTTTTAATGCAACGTTACCAACTGCTTCCATTACTTTGATAATGTCTTCAGTCTTAGCATCTCCACCAAGTTCTTTGGCAACATACCAATACTTGGGCCAGAATGTTTCTCCTGCTTTTTGATAGTCTTCTAGTGTGAGTAGTTTCATTTGCCTCCTGTTTCATAGTTTAGTTTGTCGTCTTCTTCTTTCAACTTACGCTGACGAATGCCTTCATGAAGAGCAGCAATTGCTGCCTTAGTTTCAGGAGTTTCTTCCCACTCCCATTCCTGCTGATGCTTATTCTTAAATGATTTTTTACTCATTGTCCAAACCTCTTATCCATTTTTAGTTTGACATAATACATTCCTAAGATCCATACAGAGAAGAGGAACCCCTCCCCGTAGGACATAGAGTTCCATGCATGTACTGCTCCGTCCATCACAGGTCTCCTTCCTGACGATTTTCAGAGTAGTGAACATCAAACTCACCACCAGGATAACGGGTTGCAAGTTTTTCAACATTCATCTCAATGATTTCATCAAGAGAAATATTAAGCCCCATACATGCCTGTGCAACATACCACATAATGTCACCAAGTTCACGCTTCATATGCCACATATTTTCTTCAGTGACTGGTTTACCTTGAAAGACAATCTTCTTGACAATCTCAGTGAACTCACCTGCTTCGGCACACATACCAACAGATGCAGTGAGAAGTCTGTGAGTTTCAAAGCCCTCTCCACGAAGTTCTTGAATGCGATACTCAAAGGCATCGGCATCTTTACTCGGTTGAGATGTGACGGCGTTCACAAACTCAAGATATGCGTCAGTGTTTACAGTCATAAATTTAATTGATTACCTCGGTATTTTACATGATTTCATACAAAAAAGCAATAGTTATTCTTGCTTCTTCCGTATGATGAAGAGGAGATGCTCCATAGTGTTCCCACTCTGATGGAAAACAGACTCCACAGTTTGGAATAAATGGCGTGTAGCAATACTTATCAATATAAGGATTAAAAACTACACTTTCTCCACCCCATTGAATATTCCATTCTGGATTTGCAAACAAGACAAAAGTTAATTTTCCAGAATTAAAATCATCAGTGTGAAAAACACTTCCTCTCTGCCCACTTGTAGCACAATTTGTGTGAACTCTAAGAGATTTTAAATTCTTTCCAATTATCTTCATCAATTTATACTTGATGATTGTCTGGGCTTCTTTGAATAGGATATTCTGATTTTTATATTCTTTATCTTGTGTCCAAAATATAGGATCTGTATCAAGATGTGATTGATTAGTTAATTTCCAATAGACCAATTCATCCTGTAAAGAATTAAACAAAGTATCAGTAAGAACTTCGTTCATTGTTATTGGATAATCACTATCATCAAACATTAGAAATTTATTTTTGCAAATTTATTATTGGATGATTCATCCTTATCACCATCTAGATCGCCACCAATAATATTTTGCTCACTCTGCTCACAGTCAAACAAACGCATCTTTGCACGATCAATTCCGAGAATAAAACGTTTAGATATTGAAACATCATTATAGCGATTCTTCAACTGCTTCACCATAATTTGTCCGAGTTCTGCCAACTCATCTGTGCTAATAAGGGCAAACATAAGATCAGCAGTAGCAGGGAGACCAAAGGACTCAGAAGTGTCAGTAATGTCAACGTCAGAGCTACCATAACCAGAACGAGTGGTCTGGGTGGCAGATACGATAGGGAC